TCACGAGGCATTTTAGTAGCATTAACTATAATGTTTGTTTGACCTGATGATAAATCAAGGTCAAATCCTCCTGAAGTTATTTTTTTATTACTTCTCTGGTCTGGTGTATTGTATTCGTATGTTACTGTATGTGTAAAATCTGAAATACCAACTGATGTAAATGATATACTTGATTTTTCTCCATTAACTGTTGGAGTGTATGTTAAATCAATATCATCCTCATCTAAAAGATATCCACTTTTTCCCCATGATGTTTCGTACTTAATAATATCATCAGATGATACAAAACTTTCTACATTAAGTTTGATTGGAACATCAGGTGCAGGGTCTTCTACAATTTTAACAGATTCTAAATTAAATTTTAAATTAACAAATTGAGATTTATTTATAGTCTCTGTTATATTATTTATTTGATTTGGAACATCAACAAATTCCCCATTCTTTTCTAATTTAAATTCATAGTAAGAATATTGAATTGTACTAACTGGTCTTGGTTTTCTAGGGCCCTTTCGTCTTACAGGTGTAGTATATCCTAGATTTGCTGCAGCGAATCCACCTGTACCTCTTCCTAAATTATCGTTAAATTCAATACCACCATATCCTCTATCTTCAATTCCAAAATTACTAATTAAACCATTTCCTCTAATTGGTATTCTATCTTCAATAACAACATCATCAAAATCTATAAAATCATCATCTGCTATTACTAAAGGTGTTACTGTTTTAGTAAGAACTTTTTCTACAGCATATAATTTATATTCTTCATTTGATACAAATCCATCCTTAACTACTTTGAATATTTGTGGTTGTAGTAATTCTTTTCCTGTAAATTGGTAAACCTTTGTTGGTTGGTTTAAAGTATCTTTTCCATTTAAAATAATACTTCCCCCATTTGTTGAAGTAACTGAAACTGATATGCTTCTACTTTCTGATAAAGGTTTTGAAGGTGGTGTTGGGTATCTACAAGTAGATTGTTTATTTATGGTTGCTAATGGATTGTAATTTATAGCCGTTCTATCAGTACAACCACTAACTACTCGTATTGGTGGTTTTGGTCTTGGTATTGGTTCTGATAGTTCTTTTATAGGAATAATATCTCCAGCTTCATCAATAAATCCTTGATCGGAAACTCTTTCTCCAGATTTTGTTGTTGTAACAGGACTTATCGCCCCTCCTGCTGCAATTATTGCATTATCAGAATATCCTCCTCCACTAAGAATGGGTGCGCCAAATGATTCAACTACTTCATCACTAAAGTTTGCATCACTTGGTAATCCTCTTGTTAATCCTCTTGCCATATCTATAAATATCTATACAATATATTCCTATAACTCTCTTGGTGTCTTTGGTCTTCTTAATACTACATCTCCTCCGCCGATTCCTCCAGTCAAACTAATAGCTGTATTTTTAACTACATCAACATAATCTGCTACTTTTCCTTCTTCTATTAAGATGGCACTATAATTATCATTTCCTAATGGTTGTGAGACTCCTCCATATGAACCTCCTCCTCTAATAATTGGAATTTGTTTTGGTCTTGGTTTTGGTGGTGGTGGAGATGGTTTAACTCTAATAGGAGATTTAGTATCTGGTGGCATCACACTTACACAAGATCCCATATCTGTTACTATCACACCAGCCTGTTTTGATACTGTACCTGCTTGTGCACAAATTGTTGTTGTATCACCAGGAAGTAATTGACTTGTTGTTTTTGTATTTCCAATAGCATCTTTATATGTTACTGATAGTGGTATTGGAGCTACTTCATTATAAAATGGATTAGGAGCTCTCATTCCTATTCCATAATTATTATTATATGTGTCAGAACCAAATTGATTTTGGCCGTAATATTCTGCAATTGCCTTGTAATCAGGAGCTGGGTTTACTGTTTGTGGTTTAACATTATTGTTTTTAATATTATACATCTTAGTCGATACCACATTTACAGGTTTAGGAGTTTCTCTTACATCTCCTTTAAATTTAAATTGACCCTTATCGTGAGTAATAGTAAATGAATCAAATTCTTTACCTATAATACTCTTGTTAGTTTTTTGTTCTTTATATTTAATGTTTGCAGTTGCAGACCAAACATAATAGTTTTTAGTGACAGTTTCTATAACGACTATTTTATCTTTTACAATAATCTCGTATTTACAAGTTCCATTATCAACAGTTGCATTTGGATTGTAATTAAGTGCGGTTATATCTGTACATCCTTTGATTGTCGGTTCTTCTTTTTCTTCTTCCTTTTCAACCTCTATCTCTTCAACTACTTTTGGATATGTACAACTACCATCATTATCCTGTGCCATTGGATTATAATTTTCAGCCTTAGGGTCTGTACAACCTCTTACTCTTGCATTTACTTTATCAGGAACAGTTGAATTATATATTGAACTTGAAGTAGTTGATTTTAAAATTTGTTTAACTTTATCAAATGTAATTTGTTCTTCTTTACTTAATATATTATCTACTTGTACATCTCTTTTTGGTAAATAAAAATCAATACAATTTATTAAAGATTGTTGAGCATCTCTTTCTAATTGTTCTATTGATAATTCAATACAATCCTCGTCATCACTAAGTGGTTTACCAAAATTAATATCATTTATTTGCCAGTTTCTACGCTGAGAATAATATTCCATTGATTTTACAAACTTTGTTTTGATTCTATTTAATAAGATTTCAAAACTTTCTATTTGGAATTCTTCTTTTATTAAGTTGATATAATCAATTCCATCTTGTTCTTTTCCTTTACAAAATAAAAAGTATTGAAGTATTTTTTCTAATTCTAATTTATCTATAAAAACATTAACATAATAAATTACATCATCTCTGAAGTTTTTCTTATCAAGAAATAAAGATAATCTTTTTTCTAAATCTTTATTTTCTCCCTTTGCTCTATTTGGTAGAATTCTAATTTCAGTTCGTGAAGGTGAAATTTCATGTATCCACATATCATCTCCTTCTTTTGCATCAGAACCAACTCTTCGATTTAAAAGAGTAACTTGTGTTTTAAATATTCCATTTGAATATCCAGCTTCTCTAATTAATTTTTCAATATCTACTATAAATTCAGGAGTACCATCTTTCTTTTTGGTAAATTGATTATCAGATATTATAAAATACTCTTCAATGTTTGCATCATTAATATGAATATATCTTACTAATTTTTCATCTTCACCTTGTGGTAGTTGATTTTCACTCGAATCAAATAATATAAATTCGATCATATCAGAACAACCTAACCCAAAGTTAGATTTAGATATTTCTTTTTCAAATACCTTTCTATCATCAGAGTCAACCTTGTACCCTTTTCTATCGATTATATCTTTAAATCCTTTTATTGCCATAATATTTTAGTTTCCAGAACCACCTTTTCTACGTTTACGATAGAATTGTGCGTTTAGTTTAAAAGATTTACCACCTACTGTAACTGTTATTTCATCTGTAAAGGTTTTCTTTCTTCCTTTTGGTGAATTTACGTTTCTAATTTTTTTAACTGTTAACTGAGCAACTCCTGCTGTTGTACCACTTCTTTTTGGAATAGTTCCACTTGATTTACTAAATCCTATCCATGGTTGTCCATGTCCTCCTGATTTTGCTTTAGAACTAATTGACCAACTTACTTCTTTTTCATCATCTAAGTTAATTATTTCTAAATTAGTTCCATTCTTACTCCATCCATTTGATTTTTTAAGAGACTGAAATTTAAAATCAAAATCATCTGTTGTTCTATTAACTACTTTAACACCCGAATCTCCCGATGTTTGTGCTCCTTCAGCTGCTTCTGCATTTGATGCTGCTGCTTCTTGTGAAGCCGCTATTGCTGCAGTTGCTGCTGCTTGATTTACAGCTTGTTGTTGTAATGTTATAACTAAATCTTTTTGAGCCTCAAGTAGTGATTTTAACGTAGCCTTTTGTGCTTGTAATCCTCGAACTTGTGCAGTAAGAGAAACTCTCTCTATACCTTCCTTAGTACCCTTGATAACTGCCTGTTGGAAGTTATCTAACAATGCCGAATATCTTTCGTTTGTTATCTGTGATTCATTCTCTGCAGCTGCTTTTTGTAGTTCTGCAGAATCTAATGATACCTCAAGTCCTTGTATTTCAGCTACTTGTCTTTCGTTTATAGATATCTGTTCGTTTAATTCTCTTCTTAAATCTTCTAATTCAGTTATCTTTTCATCATATTCTCTTAAAAGTTTAGTATAAATTCTTTTAAGAACATAATCTGGTTTTTTCTTTTTGTTGGGTTTTATTAACTCATCAACCTTTACATCAACTGCCTTTACTAACTCATCTTCATTATATTTAGGTTTTTCTAAATATCCTGATGTTTCTCCACTAAAGGAAGTTTGTCCTTCAACTTCTACTTCATCAAATTCATCAGAATCAACCCAATCAGATTTGTATCTTGGTGATATTTGTTTTCTTTTAATTGGTTTTGAACCAAATGGAATTATTTTTTTTACTTTACTAAATGGAGCTACTTGTTTACCATCCTTCTTACGCACAAGAATACTACCAGTTTTTTTATCTCTGGTCTTATCTATTGCTTTAGAACCTTTTGTTAAAAGTTCGTTTAGTCTGTAATCTTCAGGTTTAGCTGCCATTTTATAATTCTACGGTGAAAAATAAATCCTTGTCTTCAAAGTATTCTATTACACCATCTCTATTTATTTTTATTTCAATATAATAATCTCTATTGATTTCCCAATTTGTTAAATTTAATTTAAAGAAGTGTCCATTTGCATCACAACTAACCTTAGTATAGTTATCATCGAATGGAACAACCACTTCACCAGTTACTATATCTCTAATTTGATAGCATGTAGTTGTTGGTAAATATTTAACATCTGTATATGAATATTGATTGGTATAAGTTTTAAGAGGATATTTCTCTCTTGCAAAAACTCTGATTGTAGGTTTACTTCCCCTCTTATACGAAGTTTTTAATCTCTTGAAAGTTACATGGATATCATCCGATGTAAGTTCTGTAAGAGAACCAGTATTATAAGTAGAATCATCCCAACCAATTCTTAATTTAGGTTGGTATATAGTATTTGTTTCTTTTGAAAAGAATTTTAACTGTCCATAATCTTCAGTATCATTTTCTAATGCTGAATCATGCATTAGGATTAGTCCATTATTTGGGAATGTACCGGCCACCCATTTGTTAATTGGTTCTAATATGTTCATTGCCATATCAGCTGATTGATATTCAAATGATTGAGATACTGCCGAACCAGTTAGCCACATTCCTCCCTTACCATTAAATGAACCTGAACTTTCTAATGAAGCCGAACCAATTAGCCAATTATCTGAAGTTGTTCTTTTGTTCCAAGTACAACCAACAGTTGATATTTTATCAAATCTAGTACCAATACCAACATCCCATGATTGAGAAACTATATAACCATATAGTGTATAATCAGTTGGTATTTCTATTGATTCACATTCTCTAAGTAGTAAATCTGCAGCTGATGCCGTTATTTCTCCACTTGTGATTTTAGAAGATATTTCATTTGTATTAAATTGAATTAATGTATGTGCAATATCTTTTAAATTACCATAATATGTTTTAGATATTTCCAATATCTCATCTCTACCAGTATTTTGAGATGGTTGTTGTAAATAAATTGTTGAATCTTTTGATGCTGTTACGAAATAATACATTATATAACCCTCCCTTTTAAATCTTTGTTAGGAAACTTAACTTCAAATATCGATGGGTCTAAAGATGGATAAACCATTTTACCTTTAGTTGCATCTTCAATATTATATGAATGTTCTGAATAGTTTCCTAAACACTTGTTAGTGATTTCGCATTTTGGTACTGATTGAACTCCTTCAACACCTGCGATTAATAACTCTACTTCAGATATATTAATTGCCATATTAAATGTCCAATTATCTATATCAAAGTAATTTGCCAATTCTTGTTGTACTTTAACTAATACTTCTCTTTTATTATATCCACCATAAGTTCTTATTTCAAAATCTACTCCGATGTTTATAACATATCCATCAATTAAGTTAACACCATCAGTTAACATTCTAAATTCACTAATATATGTTTTTAGATTTTCTTTAACTGCTTGATTTAATGTTGATATATTTTTATTATTATCATATCCAAGTATATATAAATTAATTGCAAATGGATTATTTTTTTCATTTACATTACCTTTCTTAGAACCTAAAAACTTAGTTACCTGATCTTTCATTTCTTGTTCGGATAACTTTTTATCTTTTAGTGATTCTACCAATCCAACAAACTCATCAAGTGAAGCTTGATTGTTTAATATAGAGGCAGGAGAGTTATTATCTAACTCACCATCTGGTGCACAATATGCTTTTGCAACTCCACCGAACTTAGGAGGTAGTGATAATGCTCTTACTTGATAATCTTTTCTTGTTACTGCTCTGTTTTGTGAACCGAAGTTTGCAAGTGAGTTTTCTCTAATCTCTTCAATCGTATCTGCTCCCTTTCCTCCTGTTCCTGTTTCTTCATTATCACAAGCTACTGAGTTTTTAGATACTCTATATAAAGCTAATTCATTATTTTGGAATGATGTATTATCTTCATCAAATTCAATTGTTTCAATATTATTTAATTCACCAACACCAACATTTGATTCAACACCACCACCAACTAAGTAAGATATTGTAAACTTACCAGTAGGAGCCTGTCCATATGATTTAGTTTTTAAAAAGTTTGCTGGGTCAAATGATGCTCCCATTTTATCAATAGAGTTATTTAATCCCAATCCTACATTTTTAAAATTAGGAATTAATAATTCATCACCAGATGTAGAGTTACCTCCACCAAATACTAATGATGTTGTATTATCTTCATTTACTTTAGTTGTAAATCTTCTTGATGTTTTTATTACTTTAAGAACATTTGGTACAGATTCTTTAAATTGAGCCAAATCTTTATCAGTTTGTTCTGAATTAGCATATTCAACATATACCATCTCTTGTGCCAAATAAGGAACATTATACCACTTATTTCCACTTGAATCTCTAACATCATATATGTCAATTACATTATCTTCTCCTAATTGTATTTTAGAAAATTGTTCAGGTGATGAACCAAAATCAAATTCAATTGTTCTAAGTTCAGCAGATATTGCATTTACAGATTTTTTTAATAAATAAGAAGTAGGTGTCCCATCATTACTTTGATATATAGAAATTTCTCTTTCATCTTCTACTGCAAAATCAAGTAGTTCAGATGTTCTAAAAGAAGTTGTTGATGTGGATGATTTAACTACCATACCTTCTTTGATTCTTAAACAATAATCTAAATCTGGCTTAACTTCGTCTCCAGTTCCAGTTGATGGTACTGTTTGATATACTGCTAATTTTACAATCGAAGGTGAAGTTACTTTTGGTTTATATCCAAGGTATTCGGCTAATGCAACTACATTCTGTTTATCTTCAGAATATAACATTAACGATTCTTTTAATGTATCATCTGTATAATAAGATAAAACATCACCAAGGTAAGATGCCATTTCTATGAACATCATTCCAGGAGAAGATTCGTTAAAATCAGAATAGGTTTGTGGGAAATATGTTTTTGCGTAATCTATTAGATTCTCTCTAAATTTAGAGAAATCTTTATTAAGGTATTTTATATCCCTACCTTTATTCGATTTTTTTGTTGAACTATTTAATGCCATTTATTTATCCCTCTACCGTAAATGTTAATTCTTGAGATTCAAATTGTCCACCAACAGAAAACTTTAATTTAATTCCTGCTGTATTTCTATCTTTCATCTCGTCTGTCATATCTACTTCTATTTCTTCTATATCAATATAAGGTAACCAAAAATTAACACTATCTGTTATTACTGATTCAAGTTTTCCTTCTAAATTATCTGTCATTTGATCAAATAATAATCCTTGAAGTCCTGTTCCAAACTCTGGTTGGAAAATTCTCTCACCTTTATTTGTTAATAGTAAATTTTTTAAATTACTTTTTGCTTGTTCAAACGATGAAAATGCTTGATTAAAATAACCACTATTACCTTTCATGACAGGCAAAGTAATTCCATACGCGTGGTTCGAAAACTCTTCGGTATCTTTTACTATTTTTTTGTCAAGAATGTAAGCCATCTATTTGTTTCTTATATTATCTCTTAAACTTTTTAACAAGTTCAGAGTTATCTCTATTTAATATTCTATCTAAACCAGGTAAACCAGTTTGAACTCCTAATCCAGTTTTAGTTGGGTTTGTTCCTATTGATTGATATCCCATTTTTTGTGCCATCTGAGCTCTTAACGCTTCAGGACCACCTGCTCCTAATGTTGTATCCATATTAACTGTTTGGTCAATATCTGGTTCTGCATCCATATACGATGGTATATGTGTGTTTTCCTGTACCATTGGTTGTTGTTCTGTTTTTGGTAAATTATCTAATACAGATTTAGTTCCTCCTCCTGGTACTCCTCCACTTGCTCTTTGAGCTTTTGAAAATGGAGTTGTTTGATTCAATACTTGATTTAAAACTGCATTCTTTGAGAAAGTTCTCTGTGGTGCTTGTATGTTTTCTTGTATTGGTACAACCGTTGCT